ATCCTGCAGCGGGCGCCTCTCCCCCCCCGAGAGGTCCTGGCCGGGATCGGCATCACCGACCCGGCCGTCTTCTGGCAGGCCCTCCAGGAGGCCGGTCACGTCCCCGCCGGCATGAGCCTGCAGGAGTTCACGCAGGCGGCCGACGAGGTCGGCACCCCTGCCGTCCAGGTGATCCGGATGGCCCCGCTCGACGACGGCGTCGACCCGATGGACGGCCTCTTCTACCTGGCCGACGCGGTCCGCGACCTCGCCCGGGCGATACGGGAGCGCCAGCCCAAGGTCGCCAGGAGGGGAACATGAGTCCCGACGCGGCGACCGAGCGCCCGATCCTCTACATCAGCGGCCCGTATTCACCCGGCTACGGCCGGACGGTTGAGGATAACATCCGGATCGCGCGGGAATACGCGACCCGAGCCTGGAACCGCGGATGGGCGGCGATCACCCCCCATTTGAACACGGCAGGGTTCGAGCTGGACTGCACTGACCTGCGCCACGAAGACTGGCTCGCCGGCGACCTCTCGATCCTCTCGCACCTCGACCCCGCCCGCGGTGCTGATGCTGCCCCGGTGGAAACAGAGCAAAGGCGCCCGGCTCGAGTTCAAGGAGGCCTGCAAGCGCGGGTTCCCGGTGTATTTTTCCACCGACATCCTCGGCGGCGTCCCCCGCACCCCGGCCCCGGGCACCCGATGCCCTGACGGGAAAACGTGCCCGGCCCGGAGGGAGGCCCGATGACCTGGTCAGCCCCCCTCGCCGTGCCGGCCATCATCCCGGAGGAGGCCGCCGGCAAGGTCCCCGCCCCGAACCCCCTCGAAGCGGCATTTCTGGCAGCCGATACCGCCCGGACCGTCGAGGAGGAACTGCTGGGCATGAAGCAGGCCTGGCGGGAGGACCCGGAGATCGCCGCCCTCATCGAGGAGCGGGACCGCATCCAGGCGGAACTCGACGCCCGGGAAGCGGCCTGGGAGAACCAGGACCACATCCTGACCGCCCGGGAGGAGATCCGCCTCCAGCGCGAGATCCACGACAAGATCGCCCGATACGTGCTCGACCACAGCCTGCCCCGCGTCCAGGGCCTCTACCGGCTCAAGGTGACGGAGGAGCGGGTCGTCGACCCGGCCCGCTTCCGGGCGGCACACCCGGCGATCTTCGAGGCGATCGCCACGGTCTCCACCAAGGCCGCCGAGGAGGCGATCGGGACGGACGCCCTGGAAGCCTTCATCACCCGGAAAACCAAGGGCACCCCAAAAATCGAGTATGTCAGCCCAAGAACGCAGAAAAGGAGGTGAATCCACATTGAAGAAAACCATCACACCCAGCAGCCACAAAAAACCCACTCCCGGCGGGAAAGTCGGGAAGAACCTGAAACTCGACAAGGGCATCTTGGTCGTGTTTGAGGCGATCACCCAGGCTCTCGGGAGCACCCCATCGCTCCAGGCGGAGTGGTTGATCGCCCGGGCCTACTTGCCAGAACATCTTGACCGGATCCCCGCCGACCTGCGAGGAGCGGCCGCCCTGATTCTCGAGGAGCACCTGGACGAGGTCCCGGCCGACCGCAAGGACGACGTCGCCCGGTTCATCCAGCAGCACCTGGGCGAGGAGGAGTGAGCGCATGATGGGTGTCGCAGCACAGCAAGCCCGGGCCTGGTCGCCGGTCCCCAAGGGGATAGAGCCGGCCCTCCAGGACGCCATCCGGGCATACCTCGACGAGCAGAAGCAGCCGCGCATCGTCACGGTTTGGAACCTCATGTTTGAGATCCGGGCCCGCGTGGCCGCCTGCGCGACCTGGTCGGACAAGCGGCTGAAATTAGCCCTCACCTGGGCGATCCGGGAGGAGGGCTACGACCTCCGCGGCACGACGGCCTACGAGCGGCAGGACCCGGCACACCCCGTGCGCCGGGAGGAGGCCTGACCGATGGCATGCCGGAACTACGAGCGCGGCTACGAGCAGGAGAAGAACGCCGTCGCCATCCTCGAGCACAACGGATTCTGGGCGATGCGGACGCACGCGAGCAAGGGCGTCGTCGAGATCATCGGCGTCGGGCCCGCCGGCACGATCCTCGCCCAAGCAAAGCGGAACAAGCCCAAATATGCCCCCAAGAGCATCCGGGCGGTCGCCACAGCATACAAGGACGACCTGGCCCGGCTGCAGGAGATCACCCCGGGCATCGGGACGAGCATCGAACTCTGGCACTACACCGACCCGGCCCGCCCCGGGACGAGAGGCCTCTGGCGCCGGTTCCGGGTCACCCGCGGCGAGCCCGGCCTCCAGGAGATCCCGATGATCTCCATCCCCCCGCCGGCGAAGCGGTCGAAGAGGAGGGCGGCCGCATGATCCCCGTCGCCCCCCTCACCCCGGCCCGCGACCGGATCGACTTTTTGAGCCGGCCGGAGGCGATCAAGGTATGACTGAAGAGGAGGAGAACACCTGGCGGAGGATCGTCGAAGCCTCCGACCGGAAACCCTGGGAGGTTCGATACGAGACCGTCGACCACACCGTCCATATCTACCCCGGCCGCGGCATGGGAAGTTGCACCGGGATTTTTGTCAGGCCGCCAAACGCCCTTGAGCGGATCCTCGGGATCACCTTCGAGAGCAAGGTCGCCCGGGCGGCCCGGAGGGTCCAGAGGCGCGTCGACCGGCTCGAGCAGAAGAGGAACGCCGAGGCGAAGACCCGAGCGATGCTGGCCCGGATGCGGGAGGAAGGCCGCCTATGACCACCACTCGCGTCTCCGACGGCAAACTCCAGGATGACCAGGCGAAGATTCGGAAGGTCGCCCGGATGATGATGGACATCGAAGCCTACCCCCACGAACCATGGGACCAGGAGGCGAAGCGGGCCCGGGAGATCCTCGAAGGCCTGCACATCCTCACCCTGCCGGCCGGGAGGGCATGATGGACCCCGACCCCTTCACGGAGGAGGAGCGCACCCACGCTCGCCGGCCCCCCATCATGACCGGGAGAGAGATCCGCTGGCTCGAGGACCTCGCGGCCTTCGCCCGGGTCGACGGCCTCCAGATGACCAATGACCCGGAGGAGCAGGCCCGGATCATCAAGCACCTCAAGAGCACCGGACAACCCTGCCCCTGTCCCGACCTCGACCGGCAACTCCAGCAGACTGGCAAATGCCGCTGCGGCCTGTTCAGCCTCCACCAGATCGACATTTAACCCCCTTTTTTCGCACCAGATTTAAGAGGCGGAACCGCAAACCCCTTTCCCAGGAGCACCGCTGCACCGCCCGCGCCCCGGGAACGACCCGGTGCAGCACCGCTCCCAGGACGGACAGACATGGCAGCAAAACTCACCCCCGAGGAGCAGGCGCTCCTCCTCCGGTTCCAGGACGCCCCCGAGGAATGGGTCGACGTCCAGGACATCCGGACAGACGGGCAGAACCCGAACCAGATGAGCAAAGAAAAATACCTGGCCCTGCTCGAGCATATCCGGGAGTTCGGGATCATCAACGCGATCCTGACGACGACCGCCCTCCTGGTGGCCGACGGCGAGCACCGGCTCAAGGCCGCCCGAGACCTCAAGATCCCCCGAGTCAAGGTCAAGCGCCTGGACATCACCGAAGAGGAGCGCCGGATCCTCCGGCAAACGATGAACAAACTGAAGGGCACCCACGACCCGCTCCTCGACGCCGCGGAGTTCAACTTCTTGCTCGAGGCCGACCGGATGCAGGACCTCGGCCGGCTCCTCGGCGAGGACCCCGCCGACCTGCTCCGCGCTGCTCCGCGTCCTCGACCAAAAAGAGGGAACGAAACCCGACGATGACGAGTTCGACCCGGACGAGGTCCTCGAAGGCATCGAGGAACCGACCACCCGGCCGGGCGACGTCTGGCGGCTCGGCACCCATACCCTTGTCTGCGGCGACGCGACCGACCCGGAAGCCTGGCTCGCCCTCCTGCAGGCGGCCGGCACCACCCAGGCAGAGATGATGCTGACCGACCCGCCCTACAACGTCGACTACGGAGGGACCTCCTCCACCGACGAGAGCCGGCGCCGGGCGAAAGACCTGCCCCCGAAGTTCAGCGCCCGCACGATCCTGAACGACAAGATGGGGAAAACGGAGTTCCAGGCGTTCCTCCGGGCATTTTTCGAGAACGCGATGCAGCACGTCCGCGGAGCGCAATACATATTCATGAGCAGCCAGGAATGGCCCCGAATCCATCAGGCCTTTGAAGAGGCCGGCGGCCATTGGAGCAGCACGATCGTATGGGTCAAGGATTCCTTCGTCATCAGCCGGAAGGACTACCATCCGCAGCATGAGCCGATATTCAAAGGGCGGCGCGGGAAGACGAAAAAGAGCAAGAGCGAACCGATCCTCTACGGCTGGAAGGAGGGCAACCCCCACTACTCCGCCGGCAGCCGGACGGAGACCGACGTATGGGTGACAGAGCGCCCGACCCGGAGCCCCCTCCACCCGATGATGAAACCCCTGCCCCTGCTCCGGAAGGCGATCCTCAACAGCAGCAAGCCGACCCAGGTCGTCGTGGAGCCCTTCGGCGGCAGCGGAAGCACGCTGATCGCCTGCGAGCAGACGAAGCGCCGATGCCTCGCCATTGAACTGGATCCGAAATACTGCGACGTGATCCGGATCCGGTGGGAACGGTTCACCGGCAAGGTCGCCGAACGCCTGCCCCCCGCCGAGGAGCGGCCCGGCACCCCGGAGGAGGCTCCGGCCGCATGATCGGCGAGGACCTCCCGGTTTTCACCGACCCTGACCCCGGCATGATTGACCTCCCGAAAGAGCGATCGGATCCCGGGATCGCCGCCCGGGTCCACCGGGCGAAGGGGAAGGCCCGGCTCATCAGCGCCATGAAGCAGGAGGCCGCCCGGGAGATCCTGCCCGCCCTCCCGGAGCCCGGATACCACTACCACATCGTCAGCAACGGGAAGAGCGACTTCTGGACCTGGATCCCGGTCATCGCCGGCTACATGGGCACCGTCGAGGAGTTCTACGCCTCGACCTGGAGCCTGAACCGCGCCAACACCACCGAACTCCTCGACCTCATCGACCGCGGCCGGATCCGGAAGGCGACGGTCCTGACGGGACTTTATTTTAAAAGGCGGGAGACCGCCGTTTATGCAACGCTGGTCGAGGGCCTGCTCCGGCGCGGACAGCGATACCGCGCCCTCCCGATCCACGCGAAGATCAGCTTGCTCGGGAACGAGGAGCATCATATCGTCGTCGAGGGCAGCGCGAACTGGACGCATAACCCCCAAATCGAGCAGTACGTCATCACCGACGACCCCGAGATCTACGCCTTCCACCGGGCCTGGATGGAGGAGGTCTGCCGGCGCAAGGAGAGGACTCGCAGATGACAGGACAGACGCCCCCCACGATAGAGCGGACGAAGACCCCAAAGACCACGAAGGCCGAGAAGATCCGGCGGGTTGACGTGATTTTCGGCCTGCTTTCAAAAGGGTTCACGCGGAGCCAGATATGTCAGTACGTGACGAAACAGGAGGAGGCCGGCGCCATCGCCTGGGGAGTATCGGAGCGGACGATCGATCGCTATATCCAGGCGGCCACGCTCCGCTTCGAGGAGGTCGCCGAGGTCCATAACAATCAGCGGTTCGGCCGGGCCCTGACCCGGCTGGACGACCTCTACGCCAGGACGGTCGCGATCAACGATTACAAGACCGCCCTTTCCATCGTCAAGGCGGAAGCCGACCTCATCGGCCTGACGGCCCCGAAGAAGATCGAAGCCGACATCAACCTCTCGACCCCCGAAGGCCTCCTGGCCCTCTTCCGGACCGCCGGGAAAGAGATGGAGAAGGCCTGGGTGAATGAGGAACAGCCGGCCCCCGACGATGACCCGGACGACGGGGAGGAGGAGGAGGAGCCGTGACGGTCCGCGGCCGCCGGCACGGCCACCTGACCCGCTACGATGCCGGCACCTGGGTCTACAACGATACCGGGGAGCCGATCGACGATAACCCCCGCCCTTGCCTCCGGTGCGGCCGGCCCCCGACCCAGGAGGGACACGACGCCTGCCTGGGCCGGGTCCCGGGAGCCGAGGCGGCCTGCTGCGGCCACGGCGTCGAGGAGGGATACACCCTCTACTCTGACGGCCGGTGCACCCCCCTCCCGAAGAGGGCCTGAACCCCCATGAGCCGCGCCGCCCGCCGCAACCCCGAACCGACGGAGAGCGCCGCATGGCGAGCCCTGGCCAAAGAGGTCCGGGACCCGGTGAAGTTCTCGAAGGTCTTTTTGAAGCGGCAACCGACGCGAGGGCAGGCTCAGATCCTCCGGGACCCGGCACAGAACGTCACGGTGGTGGCCGGCCGGCGGTTCGGCAAGTCGGTCGAGGAGGCGATCGCCTCGATCTTCATGGCCTGCATCGAGGGAGGGGGCATCCAGTACATCATCGCCCCGAACTACGACCAGGTCAGCATCATTTTTAATGAGGTTCTGACCCTCCTGGACGGCTCGATACTGAAGCCCCTGGTCGAGGAGATCAAGCGGAGCCCCTACCCCCTGATCCGGTTCGCCAACGGGAGCGTCATCCACGGCCGGTCCACCACCCACGCTAACACCCTGCGCGGGAAAAAGGCGCACAGGCTCCGGATCGACGAGGCCGGATTCATCCCCGACGAGACGATCAGCCAGGTGCTCGAACCGATGCTCGCCGACTACGACGGCGGCTGGAACAAGGCCGGAACGCCGTTCGGCAAAAACCACTTTTACGACACCTTTAACCTCGGCCGCGACGAGATGAAGCGGAAGCGCCGGCCTTACGAGCATTCAGCCTACCATTTCACCTCGCTCGACAACCCGCACATCAGCCGCCGGTATATCCTGCGGAAACGCCGGCTCCTCGGGCCCGACAGCTGGATCTTCCGGACGGAATACCTGGGCGAGTTCCTCGACGCCCTGAACGCAGTCTTCGGATGGGACGAGATCTTGCAGAACGTCCGGGCCATCAACCTGGTCGAGCGCGGGCTGCCCTACCACCGATACGCGATCGGCGTCGACCTGGCGCGCACCCTCGACTATACCGTGATCGCCGGGCTCGACATCACCAACCGGCCCTACACCCTGGCCTGGTTCGAGCGGTTCAACCGCAAGCCCTGGGCCTACGTCATCGAGCGGATCCAGGCGGCCTCCCGAGCCCTGAACGGCGCCCGGCCCCTGGTGGACCAGACCGGCGTCGGCGACCCGGTCGTCGAGATGCTGGCCAGCATCGGCGCGAAGGGGATCCGATTCAACAACGAGAACAAGACCGACATGATCACCCGGCTGCAGCGGGCGGTCCAGGGCGGCGAGATCGTCTACCCGAACATCCCCCCCCTCCTCCAGGAGATGAAATTCTTTGAAATGGAGCCCATGGGGAGCGGGAAACTTCGGCTCCAGGCCCGGGCCGGATACCATGACGATACGGTGATTGCCCTGGCGCTCGCGCACCTGGACGCGGACAAAGGCACCCTCCCGTCCCCGGCAGAGTGGGACTTCACCGGGATGGCGACGGTATAGGCTCCGGGCGCGCCCCCGGCTCCGACTTTCCTTTTTAAGCGCCTCCGGCCGACGCCACAGGCATGCGGAAAACGACCCGGAGCCCGGTCCGGAACAAGACGTTCCAGGCTCTGAAATCCACAGACGGACTCTTCTCCTTCGGCGCCATCCCGCCCCAGTGGCAGGTGAAACGGGCAGACGGCGGCGGCGACTCCGGCGCCCTCTACGATCCGAAGTTCAAGCCCAAGGGCGGATGGGATACCTGGGCGGAATGGGCGGCCAACCAGGGCAAGGTCGGCCGGATCGTCCGGTCGATCGCAAAGAACGCGATGGCGTTCTGGGTCTGCAGCGACGACGACAAGCAGGAGGAGGCCCTCCAGGCGGCCGCCCGCCGGGTCCATCTCCAGAACCGGGCCGTCGAGGCCGGCACCCACTGGCTCGTATACGGCCGGACGTTCCTCGAGCCCTACCACGAGGTCCCGGACGACGACAAGGATCACCCCCTCACGATCGATACCCTGGCCGGCATCAAGGTCCTGCCCCCGCCGACGATCCGGACGTTCCGGGACACGGAGCGGGACGTCAAAGACCTCAAGGCCTACCTCGAGCGCCGCGGGACGGCCGCGGAGAAGGCCTACGCCGCGACCCTCAAGACCGGGACTGGCGACGAGATCATCGGTTACGCACAGCACTGGCAGGTCGTTTCCACCCCCGGCGTAACAACGACGTTCTGGATGCCCGACGAACTGATCGCCATATCCCGGTATCCGAGCCCGTCCTACCCCGACGGCGTCGGGATCCTGCAGCAGAACTACGCCGTCATCATGAACAAGCTCGGGCTCGAGCGCGACCTGGCTATCATGGCCCGGCGATACGCCGATCCCTTCCTGGTCTTCGGGATCCCGGAGGAGTGGTGGGATCGTCGGGCGGAGATCATCAAGGCGATCCGGGAGGCCCGGGAGGCCGGCCAGGACGTCTACAAGCCGGTCGGCTTCGAACTCGATATCCTCGAGACGAAGGGCAACCCGGTCGGCGTGATCCGGCATCAGGAGCACATGGAGAACCAGCTGATCGCTGGTATGGGGTTCGCCGATTCGTTCACCGAATCGACGAGCAGCAACCGGAGCGTCGGCGAGATCCAACTACAGTTTTTTGAGCGCGACCTGGCCCCCGACCGGGCGCTCTTCGCCGAGGTCCTGGAGGACGAACTCCTGGCCCCGCTCGCGGAGGCGACCTGGGGGAACCGGGCGAAATCCATCTGGATCGAGTTCGAGGACCTCACCCCCGAGAACAAGATCGAGAAGGCTCAGGCGATGGCCGCCTGGGCCCCGCTCATGACCCCCTCGCAGCGGCAAAAACTCCTCGACGAACTCGGCTACCCGCTCGGCGAAGGTGAGGAGCCCCCGGACCCCTACGCTGCACCGGCCCCCGGTGCAGGAGGAGCCCCGCCCGGTGCAGAGGAGGAGCAGCCGGGATCCGGGCCGGAGCAGGACCGCAGCGGACCGCTCCAGGAGGTCGCCCGGGCCCTCGGGCTCACCCAGGACCAGGCGGTCCGGGCGATGTTCCTGGGAGCGGTCCAGGATACCGCATCCCAGGCAGGCGTCCCGAAACCCGTCCTGCAGGCCGGATCCCGGGCTCGGGAGGAGATCCTAGAGGAACTGGAACGCTGGCGCCGGGACGTCCAGGCCTATCTGGAGGAGTAGGGCCCGGATGAGCCTCGCAACCCTGCTCCGGGAGATCGAGACCTTCCTGGCCGACCTGGAGCACCAGGACCTCGCGACCGCATCCCAGGAGGAACTCGAACGGGCGGTCCGGGCGTTCATCGAGCACCGGACCCAGGAGACCGCCGACCGCGTCGCCTCCCTGATGGCCGGCCACGCCGCCTGGGCCTACGAGGGCGGAGCAGGACAGGCCTTCAAGCACCTCGGGCTCCGGATCCGGGACAGCCCCGTCCCCACCGCCCGGCTCGAGCCGGTGATGGAGCAGGCGGCCGCGGAGATCTCCGGGACGTTCGGCTCGATCGCCAACGGCCTGCTCGAGGACCTGCACGACGGGATCGAGCGCGGCCGGAGTTACCCGGAGATCCGGACGGCCCTGACCCGCCGGCTGGACAGCTACTTCAAGGACGGGATCCCCTTCGAGAACAAGGGGAAATGGCGCCGGGAGATCAAGGTCGCGCCGAACGGCAAGATGACCGTCACAAAGCACCGAATCAAGCGGAACGTCACGATATCGACAAAGGACTACGCCGATATCCTGACAAAGACCACCGCAAAGAGGGCCTACGCACAGGGCCACATCGCCGGCTACGAATCAGCCGGCATCAAGGCGTGGCGATATGCCTGCGTGGCCGACGAGCGGACCCGGCTGCGGCACCTGGCGATGCACGGCCGGATCTTCGTCATCGGCAGCCCGGACGAGGCTCTGGCGCTCGAAGTCATGGGCGAGCCCCGGTGCCGGTGCCGGCCGGCGCCCTACTACGGCGACCCGAACCTCGATACCCCGGAGGAGGTCTACAAGACCGAACGGATCCGGTGGGCGAAGGAGGCTGCAGCGGGTCTCGACCCCGACAGCGACGAGGCGAAATACCTCGCGAAAGTGGCCACAGGGAAGACGGTCAAGCCCCCGGAAGTCCTGAGGCCCGACCCGCTCGAAGCCCTACAGCCGTTCAAACCCGCCGCGAAACCGAAGGCCGAGAACATCTGGGGCCGGGAGAGCCCCCGGAACCTGGCCGCCGAGATCCCGCGGGAGGACAGCCCGGTCACTGATGCGACCTCCCGGCTGACCGGTTCGGAGGCATTAGCGGTCAGTAATTTCACGGATATGCATTTCGCCCCCATAAATGCGTATTTCCATAAAGGCGAGGAGGCCTTTTTGCAGGCCTGCGCCGCCAACCGCCTCGACCCGGACCGCGTCCGGGAGAACATCACCCTGCTCGAGAGCGGGATGGCCAAAAGCCGGCTGGCTCAAGATCGCACCCTCTGGCGCGGGATCAAGGGGAAGCACGACGAGATCGACCTCCGGGTCGGCGATACGTTCCTCGACAAGGCCTACACCTCCTGGAGTTATGACCAGGGGACTGCGGCCAGGTTCTCCTACGCCAACCCCCGAGACCCGAAGACGGGGAAACCGACGCGGATCATCTTCCGCTACCAGGCCCGGCAGGGAGAGCACGCCCTCTTCGTCGGCAACAAGGGCGCGATCGCTCCGGAGGCGGAGATCATCCTCGGTCGCCGCCGGCAATGGCGTGTCGCCGACATCATCGACGAGGATCGGGGCCCGCAAGTCTTCCGGGAGATCGTCCTCGAACCGGCCGACCACCTGGGCCCGGGCGGGTTCAGCCTGAAGGAGTGGGAACCCTGGCTCAAGACCCGGATCGGCTGGACCCGGGAGGCCGTCGACACCCTGACCGCGAAGCAGCCCGGCTACCGGGCCGACCCCCGCACCCTGGCGACCCGGATCATCTACGGCCGGGACGTCTCCCGGGAGGAGATCCGAAAGATGGGATCGGCCCTCATCAGCGACGGCCTGGTCTCGGTCGACGGGCCGGCTGGAGGAGCAGACCTCCTGCAAAACCACATCAAAAACCTGCTGCCCGGCCTGGTCCACCAGGACGCGATCCGGCGAGCCGGCCCCGTCAAGGTCGTGATCAAGAGCACGGGAGACGGCAGAGGATTCTACAACGCCGGCCAGATCGTTCTCCCGGCCGGCCGGAGCGAACTGGATACCTGGCGCATCTTCCTGCACGAGTACGGGCATCATCTCGAGCACCAGAACAGCCGATACGCCCATAACGCCATGCTGGCCGCCCGGGCCCGGGATAACGGGTTCAAGCTCCGGAAGATGAAAGACCTGTATCCGGATCACGGCTATCGGGCCGACGAGATCACCTTTGCCGGGTTCGACCCCGTCCACCCCTACGCGGGCAAGGTCTACCCCCTCATCCCCGGGAACAAGAACCTGGTCGGCGCCCTGAAGGAGGGCGATCTCCGGGCGATCCGGGCCGGCGAGGCGGTCAGCACCGGTCTAGAACATTTCAGAACCGCCCACAAGGCCAAGGCCCTGCTTGAGACAGATCCGGAGTATTTCTCGTTCATTTTGACAATTATGGCCGGCCTTGGATGATAATATAAAGGAGGAACACCTGATGATAGCTATGGACACCTGGAGCGTCGCCCTATTCGGGGATAAGGTCCGGATCACCTACACGGTTACCGGCGACGACCCTCACCACCCCGACGAGATCGAGACTACCGTCACCGGCCGCCCGGGCAAAATTTACCAGGAGGTGCAGGCCCGGATCGAGGCCGGCCCCTGGTCGTTCGTTCCTGGCGTCGCCGGCTCCGAGGACGCATACTGGATCCTCGATTGCGCCAGGACGACAGCGATAAATCACCCGGGCTGGCAGGTTGAGACCGATCTGCCGGCCCTACCAGGTGGACAGGAGGACTAACGGACATGACAGGAAACGATGAGAAACCCAGGCGCCCGGACCCCGCGGACAGGTTCTGCTGGGGCGGAGACGATATCGTCATCACCCGGGCGGAAGACGAAGAACCGAAACCGAAACCTGGAAAGGTGTACTGAGGGCGGGGCACCCAGAGGGCCTGCCACGCCGCCCCGCCCCTCGTTTTTCCAGCCGTCACCGGCCGGCAATGATCTTATCCAGGGCGAAATTCAACTTGCACCCCTGGCGAGCGGGATCCCAGAGCACGCAGGTCGACCCTACGCAGGGATCCGGCCGCCGGGGCAAAGAGTGGGTATACAATAGTGGGCACAACGTCCCATCAGCTGCTGCTGCCATAGGGATCGTATGAGCCACCCTCCCAAAAAAACGTAACGGATCGCCCCCGCCCCCTCAACGCCGCCCGGCTCCGACTTTCCTTTTTAAGCGCCTCCGGCCGACGCCACAGGCATGGGAGACAAGATCCAGGACGTCATGATCTACTTCCAGGCCAAAGACCTGATCATCGAGGATCGGGTCATCAACCTGGAAAACGGCGAAACCCGCCTCCGGCGGAAGATCGCGGCGATCACCGAAGGCGTCCATAACCAGATCACCTTCGAAAAGGAGGAGATCGAGAAGGCCGCCATGGCCACCCGGGCCCTGGCGGAGCAGGAAGGCCGGACGGAGATCGTGCCGGCCGTGATCGACCATTGCGACAGCATCGAATGCCTGATCGGCGCCGCCACGGAGATCAGCGCCGGGAAAGTCAAGACGACGGACGGCAAGAGCGTCCAGGCGATCATCCTCGGGGTCGACTACGACGAGGATACCCCCCGGCAGCGGGACGCCGCGGCCATCATCCGGAAGCACCCGGCCCTGGTGATGAACAGCATCCGTGCCCGCGGGAAGATCGCCGAAGACGAGAAAGGAGCCCTCTACATGAAGGACTTTATCCTCGTCCACCTCGGCCACGTCCTCGACCCGGCCGACCGGAACGCGAAGGGGATCGAGCAGAGCAAGGTCTCCTGTTCCCGGAAGAAGGGCGCTGCCCCGGCCGACTTCGCTTTAAATACCGCGGCCGCCGACGCCACAGGCATGGGAGAAAATGACCAGGCCCGGCTTCAGGAACTCGAAGCCAAGGTCGCGGAGCTGACCGCCCGGAACCAGGACCTCGAGCAGAAGCTCCAGGCCAAGGATACGGAACTCGCCTCGACCAAGGCCGCCCTGGAGACCGCCCGCAAAGAACCGATCGTCGCGGCGATCCTGGCCCGGAAACCCGATTTCAACCAGGATCTCCTGAAGGAGATGACCCACACCCAGCTGCAGGCCCTCCAGACGGAACTGCAGGCGCTGGCCCCGACCCCCGGCACCCGGAACACCGGGAAGGGATCCGCGGCCGGCGGAGCAGGACAGGCCGAACTGACCGCGGAACAGAAGGCTGACGCTCTCTTCGGGGCGCTTTGAGGAGGAAAACCATGGTAACGACCAAAACCACGGCAATGGATCAGGACCTGATGCAGACCGCCCTCCGGGCGATCCTCGACCCGACCACGGTCCCGGGCCCCGACGGCTACTTCGTGACCGAAGGGCAGCCGGTCTGCATCACCGCGGATAAGACGATCAAGCCCTGCGGCCCCGGCGAGGACGCTGACGGCATCGCCACGGAATCGCTCTTCTGGACGCAGGTGCCCGGCGCCGCCGGCCAGCTCCTGGCCCGGCCGGACGACCGGACGAGAGTCTCCTGGCTGCCGTTCAAGTACGGCCGCAAGGTTCTCCGCGTCCCGATCGGGCCCGGCGGCCTGCAGGCCGGCAACCGGGTGGCCTACGACCCGACGACCATGGCCTATGTCGCGGCGCAGCCGCTCGGCGCGACCATTGAGGCGACCACCACGGTCGACGCGACCGACCTCGAGGGCACGATCCCGGAGGGCGAGACCCAGGTCACGTCCACCGGAGCACAGCCGGCCGTCACGGTCGCCGGCGCCGTCACCGCGGCGACCACCGCGACCGCAACCCTGGCAGGCACGGCTCTCCCGACGGACGAGGTCGGGATCTGCTGGCAGGGCGGCATCGAAACCGCGATGGGCCTGATCATCGTTTGAGGAGGAGGAAGGACAGACATGACTGGAGCAGCATACACGGAACAGGACTTCGACTACGCCGGCGCACAGATCCACCTGTCGCCGGAAGTCATCGACGCCCGGATCAAGCAGATCTGGCAGAAAGAGTTTAAGGGCGCCCGGCTCCTGGGATTCCAGGGCGACATGCCCCCGACCATTCAGAAGGTCAAGGAGGAAGGGTTCCAGGGCGAGGTCGACTGGCTCTCGGAAAAGGGCGGCTACAACCAGACCGACATGAAATGGACGAAGATCCCGAAGGTCATCCGGCCTTACGGCGTATCTTTCGACATTCTCACGGAGGAGTTCAAGTACCAGCAGCTCTCGACGATCGCCCGCAAGATCGCCCTCAACACCTACATGATGGTCAAGTTCGAGGACGCGGTCATCTACAACGACATCCTGGCCGGCATCCCGGAGAACAACACCGTCCCGGGATCCGACTGGACGATCACCAAGGACGCTGCCGGCGTGACCGCCGGAGACCCGATCGCCGACTTCGGGAAGGGCCGCCGGATCGTCCGGAGGGCGACCAAGGGCGCCGTCACCCCGGACACGATCGTCATGAGCGAAATGGCGTTCGAATACCTGGGCAAGTTCGACAAGATCCAGAACCGGCTCTACTACGCCCCCCCGGGAGCCGAGGGCGGATACGTCCGGACGGCTCAGATCCCCATGCTGATGGGCATGGAGGTCATGCTCGACGACCAGGTCGACCCGCTCGATACCGGCCGCGTGGCCCTCGGGAAGAAGGGGCCGATGCTCGGCTACCTCGCGGAAGTCGAACCTCTCTCGACCCTCTACGCTGAAGGCCGGGCGGCGTTCCACCCGGAGATCCAGTGGCGGTACTGGGAACGGGCCCGCCGGGAACCGATCATCGAGGGAGGCGAGACCTGGGTGCTCTTGGAGGGCATCTTCGGCGAGGACGGCCTCCCGTAACCCCTTTTCTTTCAGAGGCCGACATGCCAACCACCACAGTCGCCCTGGTCCGGACCACCCTCGGCGCCCTGGGTGCGACCGCCGTTTTTGACGATCCCTACATCGAGATGACGATGAGCGAGGCCGCGGCCTTGCACCCCGGGACCGATCTCAGCACCGCCCTCGGTGCACGGTTGCACCGGCTCGAGACCGCCCGGATGCTGGCGACCGACTACCTCGGCCGCATCCAGGGCGGCGCGGTGCAGCGGTTCAAGGAGCACGATATCGATATCGATCTCGGCGACCTCCGGGCCCGGGCACAGGCCTGGGACGAGGAGATCCGACGGCTCGAACGCCGCCTGACCCGGGATCCCCCGGGATTCGGATGGGTGACGCGGGATGTTTGAGGACCTCGACCGCCCCCTCACCCACGTGGCCATCCAGCCGGCGACCACCGACCAGGAGACCGGCCTCCGGATCCCCGAGACCCGGACGACCACCCCGATCACCGGCGACGTCCAGGACGTCACCCTCGAACGGCTCTCCCGATACCCGGAGGGCCTGGTCGCGGCCGGCGACCGCCTCCTCTTCACCGACGCCCACCTGGCCGCCGGCGACCAGGTCGAGATCCTCGAGACCGACGGCACCACGACCACCTGGGCCGCGTCGGAACTTGCGCAGGAATATCGAGCTATGGCTCGGATCTACGGGATCCAGCGGCGCCGATACGTCCTGAAGCGGATAACCTGAACAGCCAGGACGACGAGACAAGAGTATGCAGATCCCGATATGCGAAAACCGGGCCCTCTGCACGACCGACTGCCCGAACCGGGAGACCTGCCTGAAAACCAGGACCCCCGGCCTCATCCGGACAGTAATCACAGACGAACGGACAGGCGCAGTATACCAGGAGAGCTACGTGAACGATATCGGCGTCCGCCGGCAGGAGGAGATCGACCAGGCTCGCCTCCTGCTCCCCCGGGCCCCCTACTATCCCCGTATTGACCTGGCAGACATCTAAGCGCCGGCCCGAGGACGGACCGATGCAGCGATCGATAGTAACCCAGGACGGACAGCCCTACCTCTGCGAGCAGCGCGTCCAGGGGGGGATGATCGTCCGCGATCTGACCCCGCTCAACGCCTACGAGCGAGTCGTGCTCCAGGCCGCCATGGCCATCAGGGAGACCCTCGCCCGGGAGATCATAACCATCCCCTGCAGCGGATGCAAGGCGAAGATCCCCATGACCCGGCGCCAATACGAGGATCTCACCGGCCCGTTTACCGATCGATACGGCAAAACCGTCCGGATCTGTTGCAGCCGGGAGTGCCAGGAGGCCGTCGAAACGAAGATGAGGGCCAGGGGATACTCCCCTGCTCACCGTAAAAACATAAAACCAGGTTTAGTTAGGGAGAGTGGACACAATGGCTGACCAGGCCGCCCCGGCTCCCCCCTTCTACATCCACAAACGGACAGACATGCCCTCCCCGAGAACCCAGTGGATCCGGAAGGGACGAACATAGTTATGTTGCCCGACATAAAAAACTTACTCCAAACAGGAGCCGTATGGCGAAAATCGACGACATCAACAACACAGCCGCCATAACCCGCGTCGTCAACCAGACGCTGCAAAAGGGTGCGGGACAGATCGGCGCCTGGCTGGAGGGGCAGATCGTCGAGACGATCGACCAACAGATGGTAATCGGGCTCGGCTGGCCGCCCCTGGCCCCGGCCACGGTCCGGAGGAAGCGGAAGAAGGCCCGCCGGGCCATGAGGAACGGCGAGAAAGCCTGGGTCGATACGGGGGAACTCCGGGCGAAGATCGCCCACCAGGTCCGGCGGACCGGCGGCCGGGAGTATACGGCCTTTGTCGGCGTGTTCGATGAGGAGAACGCCCTGAAGGCGACCTGGCTCGAGTTCGGCACCGCCACGATCCCGGAACGGTCCCTGTTCCGGAAAGTCACTGCCCGCGTCGAGACCCGGCTCTACGACAATCTGGAGACGTTCATGGCCGGGGCGTTCGCGCAGGCCCTCCAGGAGACGTTGAAACGCCCCCCCTCCTGACCCGGGCTCGACTTTCCTTTTTAAGCGCCTCCGGCCGACGCCACAGGCATGAGCGGACAGACCGGCGGACCACCGGCGCACGATCTTGAGACCGTTTTTTTACGCATCGCCGACCGGCTCGAGAAGAAGGTCGACGAGCTGGATGACGCGATCGCCGAGATCAAAGAGGCCGCGGCCGTCACCCGGATCAACCAGATGCACATCGAGAAAGCCGTCGAAGATCTCCAGGAGGAGCAGGATGTGCAGGAGAAGGAGATCGGCCGGCTCAAGACCAAGGTGGCCGTTCTCGCCCTGGGCTACACCGTCCTGGCCGGCTCCGTCGGGGCCGTTTTGTACATCATTTTCGAGAAACTCATGAGCCTGGTCACGATGATCAGAGGAGGAGCAGGATGAAACCCGCGACCATCCAGAGCATGATCAAGAGCATCCCGAAGACCCTCACCCACACCGCCCCGGACGGCGCCACCACGCCGAAACAGATCTACGTCGAGGACGCCCGCCACGCCCGGGTCGACGACCACCTCAAGACCGCCCCCATCGTCCTGACGTTCCGCTTCATGGACGACAGGCCGAGCGCAGCGACCCCGACGAACCGCCTCCTGGCCGTCAGGGTCCCGGAGGAGGGCGATATCGTCGAGACCCGGGGCGAGATCACCGCCGTCACGATGAGCCTCAACCTCTTCGCCCGGGCCGGCGGCGAACCTCCCGGCGAGGACCTGGTCGACCAGGCAGCCGACGCCCTGATCCTCTGGAGCATCCGCGACCTGCCCCGGGCCGTCACCGTCCGGGAGCGCGGCCCGGTGCACGATCTCTCCTACCTGGAGGAGGGGAGAGCCCGCCGGCAGATGGACGTCATCATCGAGGTGCCGACCGCATACCTGGTGGCCGTCCGGACGATCGAGGAGATCGACCATACCCTGTCGGTGCAGTGACGCACCTGATAGCCCCCCCATAGGGGCAAAAATCCCCGATCGTGCACCGGGCCATGCTGGACATACTCCGCCCGGCTTGCGGCCGCCACAGGGCCGATATGACGGTCCGACGTTCCCTTTTATCCCCGGGCCCCGACCCCTCCTGCATGACCCCGACCGCCCACATTCGGCTCTACCTCGACCCCGACCTCGACCTGCAGCACCCGATCCGCCTGCCCCCGATCTTCCAGGTCACGACCACCACCGGCCGGCCGGCCCGGCTCCGATACCCCGACCCCGCCTGGGGATGGGGGCCGACCTGGCAGGACTGGCCCCTGGTCCCGGAGCCCGGGACCCTCTATGCCTTCCCGCAGGACGGCCGCACCACGCATATCCGCGGCGGCGCCTGGCGCGGAGGAGCCTCGATCATGGTCTGCCCGGGCGACGACCGGCGCACCCTGAACCTCCGGGCGACGCATGAACTCCTCCACCTGCTCGACGACGGCCAGCACAACCCCGACCGGATGCACGACTGGATCGAGGCATCGGCCCTCCGCCGGCTGCTCTACCGGATCACCCGGCGATACGACTTGATCGCCGAGGCCGGCTGGCAGCACGCATTTTATCAGGATCTCATCGACGACTGGCGGGCCGGCCGATATGCCACCTACGACCCGGAGATCGTCCGGGAGTGAGCCCCGGCCGCGGTTCTCGCGCCCGCCCCCGACTCTCCTTTTTAACCGCCTCCGGCCGACGCCACAGACATGTGGATCGTAAACATCGAGAAGGAAAAGACCGGGCCGATGCGGTATCGCGTCTGGACGACCGACGTCGGGATCCCCGACGAGACCTGGATCGAGATCCGGGACGAGGACCTGCCGGACAAACCGCTCCTCCACCAGGTGACCGGGCAGGCAGCGATCGAAACCACCTTCCAGGCTCCCGGGCAGTACCTGGTGAAGTTCCGGACGGCCCGGATTCGGAAGGACGCTCCGGACGCCCCGCCGGAGGTCGGCGTGGGAAGCGTGATCATCAAGGTCGCGGCCGAGGAGATCCCGGATCATGTCCCGGTCAAGGACCCGCCGGAGGAGGAGGAAGCCCCTGCGGAGCCGCCGGCCGACCTCCCGGTGCCGAAGGAGGACCTGGCGCGGACGGCGCTCCACCTCCTCGACTGGATCCTCTCGATGGAGCGGACGGAGGCCCGGGCCTTTACCCTCGGGCTCCTGGTAGGAGCCGCCGCCGGCGCCGCAGCGGCGATCGCCTACCTGGGATGAGGTGCCGCACCCGGACGGCCCACCCCCATTTTTCACCGATCGGGCAAAATCAGAACTTCATTATCCGGCGCCCTCTGCCCGAATCAGGCCAGCACCGCCCGCCGAACAAAAAGGATGGTTATATATACTCACAGGTAAAGGTATGTATAGGAGCCCAAAGGAGCGCATAGACGCCCGGACTCCAGGACAGACAGATCATGCATGGACATGAAGCAACCCAGGAAGCGGCCTCGACCAGGGCCGAGGAAAGCCAGATGCACCAAATCCGGCTCTGTTTTGAAGGTGTGAACGACGAGACCTACGAGGTCACGGCCGGCAACAACCCCTTTCTCCCCGGAAACGCCCCCTACCAGCGGGCGGTTCAGAGGATGCTCCAGGAGGAACTCGACTGCCCGAGCAACCTGACCAAGATCACAGTGGTCTACCAGGACGAGGAAGGGCGCTGGACAGAGGAGATCGACCGCATAACCCTGCACATCAGGGCCGGCTCGGAAGCGATCATGCAGCGGGGAGGGATCTAAAATGAAGGCCCTCCCCCTTTACCACATTGAAGTGCTGAGCGACGAGGACTACGAGTCGGACCCGGCCCTGAACAACGCGGCCCTGAACCAGAGTGCCTACCAGCTAGAGAACGTCCAGGTGTTCGTAACCCCCGGATCCAAACCCGGCCTGATCATCGCCGCCCGGAACGACCAGGAGCCCGGAAAGTGGACTCTTTACGGGATCCCCGTCCACGCGAACGTCCAGGACTGCCCCGAGAACGCGATCCCCAGGGCTCACCTGGCGGCCATCATCGAGGACGCGGTGCGGGAGTGCACCGCCGACCTCGAGACCAAGCTCCGGAACCGGAATGAGCAGATCGCCGACCTCGACAAGCACCGCCACGACCTCTACCAGGAGCGGGACGAACTCCTGCACCGGATCGAGGCCCTGGAGGCCCGGCTCGAACACCTGGATGGCTGCATCCAGGACGAGAAGGAGCGCTCCCTGGGGTTCCGGCGGACCCCCGACCAGGCCCCGGCGGCCGGGGAGCAACCCCGACCCCCGGCCCACATCTGGCGCGAGGTCCGGCCCGACCGGGAGAGTCCCGGGAAGCGCGACGAGGAGGAGGCCTAACATGGCGGCCCCATGGCGCGTGTTCTCGCAGGTTATCGACAGCCAGCGGATGTTCATTGCCGGCCGCCCGCGGGATCCGACGCAGCCCCTCCACGGAGGGAACGTCGAATACTCCGGAGGATACACGACGGATCGAGACGCGGTCGAAGAAACGGTTTCAAATCTCAACGCGCAGGAAGGAGGGAGCGCATGAGCACCCCACCCAGGGCATACCGGCGCGGCCCCCGGGGCATCGTCGAGGCAGAGGTCACCGACCCCGAGGCCCCGCCCGAGACCTGGCCGATCGTCGCGGTCCGGAAATCGAAGAAGGGGGAGGAGCAGCGATGACGTCCCGGCGATGCATCGCCTGCGGCCGGATCCTCTCGGATCCCACCTCGGTCGCCCGCGGCTACGGGCCCGAGTGCTACGCCAAGATCCGCGCCGCGACCAGGACGACCCATGAGGACGGCTCGACGATCACGGTCGTCGACGCGAAACTGGCCGGCCGGTCGTTCAAGGCCGTGCAGAAGGCATATGCCCGGAACCGGGCCCGGAGCGGAACCTACCGGATCTCCTGCAGGGGATGCGGCGAGTCCCTCACGGCCGGATACCTCCAGGTGCGCGACCACCGCGGCACCGGCGGATACCGGCTCCCGGGCTACGGATCCGACCTCTGGATCACCCTGCGCTGCCCGGCCTGCCGGTACGAACTGAGCCTCGGGAAGATCGGCGTCACCCAGGCGGAGATCGACGACGAACTCGATCGGCAGCGAGGATACAAAAAACGCAGCCTGGGCGACCTCGTCGCGGCCCGGACGGAGGGATCCCGATGAAACCCCTCTCCCTGCGCGAGACCCACGGCCTGCTGGCCTACGATACCGAAAAAGCGACCCTGCTCGCCGGCGACGACTGGTGGGACGGGCACAACTACGAGCGCCGCGGCCGGAACCGCTTTCTCTACCGCTCCCCGGCCGGCAGGTACTTCCTGCAGCACCGGACCGCCTGGCAGGGCGAGCAGGCCCGGCTCGAGCCGATCACGGAGGCAGAGGCCCTCTTCCTCTACAGCGAGGAGCTGACGGAGCGCCGGGTCGGGTTCGAGGTGGCCTTCCCCACCCAGACCGTCCAGGAGGCCTGACCGATGCGAGGATTTAGCCCCGGGAAACGCGGGTTCGACATGGCCGCGGCGATATTCCGGGTGAGACGAGACGCCGAATTTACCTATGAGCAGATCGTCCAGGCCGGGATCCAGGTGCACCCCGGCAACCTCGCGAAACTCCGGAACGACGGGATCCTAATGCATCCTCCGGACGAGGCCCAATCGCAAACCGGGCTACCCCGGCGCCGGCAGCATCAGCACGGGCCCAAGACCTGGCTCCTCACGCCGGACGCGGTCCGCGCCCTCAAACGGTATCCGGAGGAGGTTGAGGCCTGATGGCCCCCACGCTCACCGACCGCCTGGTTCTCCTAGTTGAGCGGTTCGGGAACCAGCCGTTTTCGGCCTCCGAGGTATCCCGGGAGTTCGGCATCCCCACGACCCAGGTCTTGAGCCATCTCCGGAAGCGAGGATACGTGCAGCTCGTTTCCCCGGCGACCGGGACCGGGCGGAGATATACCTCTCCCGTCTGGCAGATCACGCCGACGGGGATCCTGAGAGCGAGGAGGTTCGATGCCCGCTTCGCCCCTTGACACCCTGGCCCACCTGGTGCAGGCCTTCGGGGAGGATACGTTCACGTTTGCTGAGGCCCACCTTCGGGCGGGCCTATCCTCGCCCTCGACCCTGGCTGCCATGCAGAGAGCAGGGTACGCAAGGAGACATACCCCCCGTCGCCAAGGCGGGAGCGATCCTAACATCACCCGATGGCAGATCACCCCCCGTGGGATCGCGAAAGCGGCCATGGAGCACCTCACCCTCCCCCTGACGCCCCAGGAGCGCCGGGACCTGTTCACCCTCCTCAAATTCGAGCGGGTCGACGTCGCCGACCCGCGAGCGATCGCGGACTGGATCCTGTATCAGGCCGGCATAGCCCCGGAGGGGGACCCATGCAGATGAGCACCAAGGCCTGCAAGGCCCGGAGGTGCGAAGACCTCATCATCCCCCCGGGCGAGTTCGGGTTCCGGTGCCGGATCACCGGACAGGTGCCCCGGCACAACCCGGACGGCTGCCCCAAGGATCCCGGGCTCACCGCCGAGGACCTCCAGGTCGGCAAAACCTACCGGGCGAAAAAACCCCGGAAGGCTGGTGTTTTCGGCAACCTCTACAATGATCGTACGATAATCTGGCGGGACGCCCACCAGGTCCAGTACGACGGGCCGGCGGTGCGGGACGGACGGCACTACCCGAAGATCGCCGTCGAGGCCTTCCTGGCCTGGGCCGCCCGGGAGGTCGAGGAATGACCCGGAACCAGACCTCCCTTTTTCAGTATTTCTCCCCCGCCGACCAGGACGGCACCCCTCTCTACCGGACGACCTCCCGGGAGTGGGCGGACCGCATCGCCGCAGCGGAGATCCCGCACGCGATCAAGCCGCCCCAGGTCGAGATCTCGAACGCCAATTTCCACTTTCCCGGCGCCGACCACCTCCTGGCGTTTTTCTTCTGCCAGGTCGACCGCACCGGCGACGACGACGGCTGGAGCAGGGACGACGACGAGATCCGATACCCGGACATCATGGCGGCGCTCTACGCGATCACCGCCGAACTCGTCGCCGACGGGTGGTGGATCGAGCATTGCGACATCATGGGTCGCGCCCGGCCAAGCGGGAAACTCGACCCCCGGATCATCGCCATGCGATGGCATGAGGGCCGGGTCGTCGACTCGGCCCGATGGCGCTACCACATCGGCCCCTACGAGATGAAAATGGGGGAGGATAAAGTGCCGCTGAAGTGCGGCCTCAGATGGTCAGCCCCGCAATTATAAACCCCCCTTTTTGATCCCCATCCTCCTGCCGCGCCGCCGCCGAAAACACCAAAAAATAGAAAAGCCTGTGCGGAATAAACCACTCTCAGCATGGGACGAGTGTATGGATTGGTCGAGGACGAGGACATCGCAGAGCTCGACCATATAGCGGAGACGAGAGGGGTGTCGAGATCCCAGCTCGTCAGCGACGCCACCACTGAGTGGCTCGAGCGGCAACGGTTCCCCCGGATCAAGGACATGATCCCGGAGGACCTCGACCGGCTCTTGGACGAGGTCGAAGCGCATCGTCAGGAGATCGACCGGCTCAAGACCGGCGACATCCGGCGCGCCGAGGACCTCCAGGCCCGGGCTGAGACAGCCGAGGCGGCCGCCGACGCGCAGAAGCGGGAGCGCGACCGGATCCTCGGGGAGCTGCACTCCTGCACCGCTCGCGGTGAGGAGCGGGAGCGGATGATCGATACCCTGACCGACCGGATCCGGTGGCTGGAGGGACAGGTCGCTTTCCTCCACGAGTCCCTGATTCCCCGATTGCCGCCCGCAAAAGTGCCGCTCCGGGAGAGGGTCGGGAACCTCCTCCGCGGCCGCCGGGACGAATGAGCACCGGCCCCGGTGCTCGGGAGGAGCAGAAAACGGGGGCCCGGGTGCACCGCTGCACCCCACAAGCACCGCAAAAAACCATTTTCGCCCCGCCCGGAATCAGATTTATATAGCAGCCTTGATTACATACTAATCAGGGCTGTGGCAGGCCCTACCCAGACAGACAGACGCTACGGCCCGGACGGGACAAACTGGTCTGCCCCGGCCGGGCCGGATCCCCTCTATTACCCGGGATCCTCGTCCCAAGCACACGCCCGTCGATCCGGGATGACCACCCGGATCCCCTGGGCGCGCCGCCCCGACGTTCCCTTTTAACCCCCGACCCGCAACCGGGAGGTATGCCCGCAGAGCACCTCGATATCATAGTCCAGGCCGGGATCCTGATCGCCCTGGCATTCAACGCGGTCCGGACGGGGAGCGCCCTCCGGCTGCTGCGCGAGATCCGGGAGGCCGTCGACGTCACCGACGACGCCCTCCGCCCCGACCCGGACGGCCGGGTCCGGATCACCCGGGACGAGGCCGCCGATATCGCCCGGGAATGGGTCGACGTCCTGGCCCGGCTCCGACCGGGCCGGTGACCCCGCCAGGCCCCGACTCTCCTTTTTAAGCGCCTCCGGCCGACGCATCTCTCATGCCAACCATAGGACAGGCGATCACCCTCCAGGCGACCGTCCCGAGCGCCGCCACGATCAGCGCATGGGGCACCCCGGTAGTGGTCGGAGAAAGCACCGCCACGGCGAAGAATGTCCCGAAGGCCTTTACCGCCCTGGGTGCCATCGCCACGGAGCACGGCGATACCAGCGACGTCTACAAGGCTTGCCGGGCCCTCTTCGACCAGGGGATCCGGCAGGTATACGCGGTCTCGATGGAGGTCGATACCCCCGGCGTCCCGAGCGCCAACGAGGTCAAGGCTGCCCTGGCATCGCTGAACCAGCATGCGACGTCCAAACTGATCCAGGGCGTCGTGCTGGCCGGGATCACCGGAGAGCAGGACGAGCAGGCGGCAGAACTCAAGACGTTCGCGGAGGCCTACGATCTCCTCTTCGTGGCCGCGAACAAGCCCGGCGAGACCGTCTCAAACATCGTCGCCCAGGGGACCGCCCTGGCGAGCGGAAACGGCGTCTACCTCGCGCATGCCGACCCGACGACCACCCAGGACATCGCGGCCGGAGCCCTCGGCGCCATCCTCGCGCAGAAACCCTGGGTGAGCATGCAGTGGAAACCGATCACCTGCGACGTCAAGACCTTCTTCGCCCCGACCGACCTCGCCACGCTCGAGGCCGGGAACGTGAACGCCATCATGGAGATGGGCGGGAAAACAGTCTTTTCGTACAATCTGACCACCAGCGGAACCACCCCCCGGTGGATCGATATCACCCGGACCAAACAATATCTGGCGAAGATGATCCCGGAGGGCGTCGCCGCCCTCCGGCAGAAGGCAGAGAAGATCCCGTATACTGACCTCGGGCTTGAGATGGTCAAGGCCGCGATCGCGGCACCGCTCGATAGCCTGGTGCGGCAGAACGCCCTGGCGGCGTATCAGATCGAGATCCCGGCGCTCGCGGACATCCCCGCGGCCGACAAGGAGGCCCGGATCCTGCAGGGCGTCGAGATCCAGGCGACCCTGGCCGGCGACCTGCAGACGTTCGCCCTGAAACTGACCCTGGGAGTGTGATGAGATGGCAGACGACATTAAATCCTGGAACGCGACCGATTGCGAGGTGAGCCTCGGCGGCCGGGTGGTCGACGGGTTCCAGACGTTCTGGAAGGACGTGAACCCCGAGATCACGCATATCGACGCGACCACCGGCCCGAGCGGCTACAACCGGAAACCCCCGAAACCCGCCTGGCGCCTGGTGGTCAAGGCGACGAGCAGCATCGTCCCCTACGCCAAGCAGCTCCGGGACGAGTTCACCGCGACGGAAGTCATATTCAAGAGCCCAACGGAGGTCACCCGGTGCCTGCAGGCCGTGATCACCAAGGTCGATACCGGCGATCAGGGGCCGGAGGCGAACGACGTCACGATCGAGGGCCTGGCCCTCAAGATCAATGAGGACCCGAGGTGAGCATGGCCGCCCGGAAGAAACAGCCTGAACCCGAGGAGGAGCCGGCCGGCACCACCCTGACGATCGACGGCACGGAGTACCGGATCCGGGAGGTCTCCGGCTACGAGCTTACCCGGGCGATGAAGCGCCCGGTCAAATCGGGCGCCGGCGAGGAGGACGCCCTGGTCGAGCTGATCGCCCTCTGCGTCGAACCGGCGATGACCCGGGAGGAGATCAAGGCCCTCCCCGCCCGGGCCTGGTTTGAACTGACCGGCACGATCACCCGGATCCACGGCCTGGATTTTCAGTAGAGGCGATCGAGGCGGAGGTCCAGGAGGACCTGGACCTCTACGTGATCGCCCGGGAGACCCACACCGATATAGATGAGGTGATGGCCTGGCCCCTGGCGAAGATCGCCCGGTGGCGGACCGCCCTCCAGCTGATGGCCGAGGAGACGCGGAAGGCCGTCCAGGCGCAGGCCGGCACCCGTGCCGCACCTGCCGCACCGAAAACCCCTTCAAGCGGCACAATCTACGTCCATGAAGGGGATCGGATTATCAAACGGCGGCTGTAACGCCCCCCCTTTTTCCCGTCCCCGGCCCTGTGCGATAAGGATGTTCCAGGGGAACACCCGGGCCGGGAGAGGTCTCCCGGTAAAAGCGATCGATCCATAAAATCCGACTCCTCTTTTTAAACCCCGGCCCCCGACGCCTCCAGCATGACAGCGAACCCGGCAGGCATGGTCCGGGGCCTCTACGCGGCCATCACCCTGGTGGACAAGGCGACCGCGCCGCTCTCCCAGGTCAACCAGGCGATGGACCGGACCAAGCCTCGAGTCCAGGGCCTGCAGCAGGACGTCGACAAACTCCAGCAGCAGACCGACCGGGCCGGCGGGATCCTCGGCGGCGTGACCCGGCGACTCGAGGAGAACCAGGCCGCGGTCGCCGCCCTGGGCGCCGCCATGACGGTCGCCGGAGCCGCCGGAGCCTGGATGCTGACGAACCAGGCGAAGCGGGCCGGTGAATATGAGAGCATGCTGGCCAATTTCCGCAAGACCCTCGGATCGGACGCAGACGCGATGCTCGATGGAATGGACCGGGCGGCCGCCGGCACCGTCTCGGCCTACGAGCAAATCAAGCAGGCGAACTACGCGATGATGATGGGGATCGACGCCGAAGCCATCCCCTCGATGATGGAGGCCGCCCGGGCGGCATCTAAACGGTTCGGCGGCGACGTCTCCTACTACTACCAGAGCATCGTAACCGGAACGGCCCGGCAGTCGAAACTCATCCTCGATAACCTCGGAATCATCGTCGACGCGGAGAAGGCATACAAGGACTACGCGACGAGCATCGGGAAATCCACCGGAGCCCTCACGGAGAACGAGCGGAAACTCGCCTACCAACAGGAGGTCATGAGACAGGCGAAGGCCATGGTCGAGGAGACCGAGATGGCCTACGGCTCCTACGGCGACGAGATGGCTCGGATCGCCGCCCTGCAGGAGGAGGTCTCCCAGGAGATCGCTGGCACGACGATCCCGGCACAGATGCTCCTGCTGGAGGCAATATCCGGAGTGTTATCCATAATGAAGGACGCCCCCGGCCCCATCAAGACGATCGTCGGGCTCCTGGCCCTCACCACCACCGGCGCCCTGGGCCTGATCGGCCCCCTGCTCACGTCCGCGGCCGCGGCGACCTACCTCGGCGCCACGCTCAGTATATCGAGCGTTGGAGTCACCGCCTTCGCGGCGAGCATCGGCACCGCGACCCTGGCGGCCGCCCCCTGGCTGCTCATCATCGGGGCCATTATCGCGGCGCTCTGGCTCCTGCATGACATATGGGCGAACGGATGGGATAACAGCGCGGTCAAAGGGGCCGTCGACTGGCTCACCGAGTTCCTCCAGCCGGCGATCGAGGACGTCAACACAGCCATGGACTGGCTCCGCGGCATGATCGACCGGGTCCGGGATGGGTTCAAGAACGCCGCGACGGTGATCAACCAGGCACTCGAAAACCCGGCGATCCAGGTCGCCCTGACGGCCGCACGAACGTTGTTCAGCCTGACCCCGATGGGGATCGGCTACAACGCCGCCCGCACCCTCCTCCCGCTGGAGGCCGCACAGGGCCCGGCGACCGGAACCAAGGTCGACCGGCTCGAGGTGAACGTCAATATCCCGGAGGTGGCCACGCGGATGGACGACGAGGAGTTTAAGCGCGTGGTGAAGGAGGCCGGCGGGCTGGCGGCCGACGAGGCCGACCGCCGGCTGGTGCAGGACCTCCGGGCGCACGGAGCAGGAGCGACCACATGAGTCCCGATACAGACGACGATCCCCGGATCATTACGATCGCCGGCCGGAACTATACCGGCCTGGCACAGATGGACATGACGGCCCCGACCACGATCCCGCAGCACCCGGTCGAAGACCAGTATGAGGTCGCCGACCACGCGCACCCCGGCCCGGAGACGTTCTCGGCCTCGGTCTTCCTCTTCGAGGAGCGCGGCGACCTGGACGCCCTGCAGGCCCTGCAGGAGCACAGAACCCGGTTTCTCGTCATCACCCGATGGGGCCATTACCCCGACTGCATGATTGAGAGTATCCGGCTCCTCGGCGACAGCAGCGAGACCGGGATCCCGGCGACCGTCAAATTCAAGCGCGTCCGGACGGCGGTCTCCCGGCTCACGACGATCGCCTTCGAGGTCCCGGCAGCGAAGGAGGAGATGCCAGGCAGCACCGTCGCGCAGGCCCCGCCGACGAAGGAGGTCGACCGGGCCCCGAGGAAACCTCGGGACGGCGAGGAGTGGATCGACGTCCTGATGGAGCATAGTGACGAGGTCGACGCCCTGAAGGAGGCCCTGAAATGACCGAACCCGTCCGAACCCTGCCGTTCGACAAGCGGCTCGGATGGCCACAGCGACAGCGGATCGTCGTCGCCGGCACGACCTACGACCTGTTCTGGCGCTGGAACTACCAGGCGGACTACGCCACGCTCGAGGTCGCCGACGCCGGCACCGGAGCGACCCTCTGGATCGGCAAGATCGCCCCGAACTGGCCGATCGAGATCCGGGATCCGGAGACTGCCCTACCGATCATGAGCATCCTGCCCCGGACGGTCGACCGGGCCGGGGCCGACGTTTGGGTGGTCTGGTGACGGAAAAGTGGATTCGTCACGTCGAAGTCCGGCTCCCCACCCGGACGTTTTACGGCGACGAGATCGATATCGAGTTCAGCGTCGAGGCCGGCGGACAGGAGGCCGCGGCGAAGGCCGAAGTCACGATCTGGAACCTGGGGCCGGCGACCCGGGCCCTCTTCGAGAAGGATACGCCGATCCAGGTGATCGCCGGATACCAGGACGACTACGGCGGCATATTCCTCGGCAAGATCGACACCGTGCACCAGACCCGGGACGGAGCCGACACCGGGACGGTCGTCACCGCCCTGGACGCCCTGCAGGAACTCCGGGACGCGCAGCGGATCACGATCCTCCTCCCGGCCGGTGGCCGGCACGTCCAGGCGGTCCGGGAGGCCTGCCGGCTGGCCGGCATCGCCCCGGGCACGATCGAGGATCCCGGCACCACCGCCGAGCAGGAGATCACCCTCTACGGCACCCCGGCGGCCGTCCTGCAGGAGGTCGCCAACCGGGTCAACGGCGCCCTGAGCCGGGACGATCCCGATATCGGATGGCGAAAGCCCTACCAGCCGCTCGGGCCGATAGACCCCTGGATAACGACGATCGCGAACAACATGCTCCATTTCGCCCCCCGGAGCCGGCCGGCCGGCACGGCCGTCCTGGTCTCGAGCGCGACCGGCCTCCAGGAGATCCAGCCGAAGACGGACGAGGGCGGCGACTCCGACTACAAGGTCACGACCCTGCTCGAGCACCGGATCGCCCTCGACAGCACGATCGTCATTGAGGGCCGGACGGTGGCCGGGAACTACCGAGTCGTGAAACTCGACCACAGCGGGAGCAGCAGCGGAGGAGACTATACGACGAGCATCGAGGTGAAGGCGCTATGAGGGCCGGCGAAGGGGTCATCAGTCTGATCGAGCAGCGGCTCGCCGGCATGAACACCCTGGCCCTGGCGACGGTCGTCCGGACGCGAGACCGGCTCCGGGCCGACGTCGTCCTGAAGGGGATGACCGGCGGCGAACGGGTCGAGATCCGGAACGTCCCGGCCGCCTGGCCCCGGCTCGGCGGGAGCACCCTCTTCATCGCCCCGGGCCCGGGCGACACGGTCCTAGTCGGGTTCACGAAGCACGACCGGGACCTCCAGCTCCGGGACGGCGAGCCGGCGGAGATCAACCCCCTGGTGCGGTTCAGCATCAGCAACGCGGTTATCCTCGGCGGCCCGATCACCGACGAGGACGACTGCCCCGCCCTTGCCCCGGGCGAGATCCTGCTGCAGCACCGGAGCGGTGCAAGCATCAAGATCACCGACGAGGGCGATATCGTCCTGACCGCCCGGGACATCCACCTGAACGGAGGCGAGATCGTATGAGTATTGAATGCGGAAACCCGCCGATTGCACTCGTCCTCGACCCGGCGGCCGAGGACCTAACCGACATCCCGGTGATGGTCGCCCTTTCGGCATCGGCCGGCAAGGGAGGATACGACCACTCTAAGGTTTTTGAGGCGCTCGGGAGCGCGGCGAACCGGAAGAAGATCGCGGTCACCACCGACGACCGGACAACCCAGTGCTACGTCGAGATCAAGGAATGGGATCAGACGAATAAAAAGGCCTGGCTCTGGGTTAAAGTTCCCTTGATATCATCGGTACAGCCGACCCGGCTCTACCTCTACTACGACTCCAATCAGCCTGACAACACAGTATACGTTGGGGATACCGGAGAACCGGCGGCGCAGCAGGTGTGGACGAACGGCTACGCGGGCGTCTGGCACAAGCCCTCCGGCGGGCTGCTGCTCGACTCGTCGCCGAACGGCAACCATGCGACGATCTACGGCGCGACGCCGACGACCGGGCCGCTCGGGGCGTGCTACTCATATGACGGGGTGGACGATCGAGCATTAACGGCAAACCCGGTGGATCTGGCGGGTGGGTTTACATGCGAGTTCTTCGCCCGGACGCCTGCGCCTCATTATGGGGGGCTCGGGGGTAACAATCAATTTGGGGCACGGATAGACCCTCTCACCGAACACCCCGACCGGCTCGCAGGATTCCTGAAAAAATCAGACGGCACGCTGCTCCAGCGTCCAACGATCCCCTACATAACAGGAGGAGGGAGCATATTTCATGCCGTGTGGACATGGGATAAAAAGACTTTCGCCTCACACGGGAACGGGAACCATACTAGCAGTATTTCTGCAAATGTGGCCCTGTCAACCCCAACTGCATTTAACATCGCCGGACCTAATATAGTTGCGGGGTTTGGCAAATACGACATCTACCTCGCCACCGTCTCCTCCATCGCCCGCTCCCCCGCCTGGATCGCCATCACGAACCTCGCCCTCCGGGACGCCCTGATCACCTACGGAGAACCGCCCGTCGTAGCATTTAGCCTCGCCTTGGAAGGTAATGTGCTGACCTGCACCGACATGAGCACCGGCGAGGGGATCACCGGCTGGCTCTGGGACTTCGGCGACGGGATCATCTCCACGGAACAGAACCCGGTCCACGTCTACCGGCAAATAGGCACCTATACCGTCACCCTGCAGGTCACCGGCATCGCCGGGACCACGGCCCCGAGCACCGGAGGACACGAACCGATAGCCGTCCTCACCGCCATCCTCCGGATCGCGGTCGAGGGCGACACTGATACCGCCCTGCCGGACCACAAGGAGCTCAGCGGAGGAGGGCCCTGGCCCATCTCCCCGGTGGACCGGCAGACCCACGTCCGGATCGGCGGCCGGCTCGTCGTCCAGGAGAGCGAGGACTTCACGGTGCATTGTGGCACCGGCGCCGCCGGCGCGAGCACCGGAGGCAGCCCCCATATTTTTATCAACGGCATCCCGGTCTGCAGGGAGGGCGACGTCTCGTCCGCGCCGCACACGATGACGGGGATCACCGTCACCCACAACGATCACGTCTTCGACGGTTCTGCGTGAAACGGTTATTTCCCGTAATCCAGTTACCTGCCCGGGAACCAGGGAACGGAGCCCGATCCGACTGATCACCCTCTTGATGAGTAACCCGGCCCCGATATCAGCCCGATTCCCCAAGGGAGGCCGGCCGGAGGAGGACCGGGGCAGCCATAAACCATAAGATGCTATACGACTTTAGGGCTCTCTCCCAGACAGCTGGGATTCATGCAGACATATTCGTCGTTCCCGTCATCACCCTCACGCCAGTTGAGCGGCGCCCCACAGACATGACATCGGCCGCGCGGTTGCCGACGCAGCGCCCACTCCCGGAGCGAGCGCTCGTAAAGAGATTCATCCATATCCGGCATTGAGCCCCCGCCGGCATTAAACTACCGACTCCCCTTTTTAACTGCCTGCCACCGACGCCACAGGCATGGGATACGGAAAAACGCTCGCCATGACCGACGACGGAGACCTCCTCCTCGCCCGGAGACGGCTCCACATGATCGAGGGCACCGACAAGGTCGCTCAGGATCTCCGGGTTCTCCTCCGGAGCGCGACCGGGAGCAGCCCGTTTAACCCCCGGTGGGGAACGAACGTCCAGGCCCTGGTCTCCGGAACCGACCGGGAGATCGCCGGTGAGATCCGGGCGGCCGTCCGACAATACCCGCACGTCCAGGCGATCCAGGGCATCCAGATCACCCGGGACCCGGCGACCCGGGCGGCCACCGTCCAGATCGACGTCATGACCCCCGCCGGCGAGCAGGTGAGGGTATGAGCCCCGACTACGGCGTCACCGATACCGGGTTCGCCGGAAAGCCCTACAGCGCGATCCTGGCCGACCTCCAGGAGCGGGCCCGGAGCCGGCTCGGCCCCGATATCGACCTGACCGATACCAGTCCGCTGCAGCAGTTCCTCCAGGACGTCGCGGCCGAGATGGCGACCCTGTGGGAGACCACCGAGGCGTCCTACTACGCCGGATATATCCAGTACGCGACGGGCGCCAGCCTGGACGAGACGGTCCGCCTGGTGGGGATCGTCCGCACCCCGGCGACCCGGGCGACCGGCACCGTCACCCTCGCCCGGTCGCTCCCGGCCGCGCAGGACTACCCGATCCCGGCCGGCACCCGGCTCCTCACCCAGGACGGCATGGTCGCCTTCGAGACCACCGAAGTCCGGATCCTCAAGCGCGGCGAGACCCAGGTCGACGTCCCGATCCGGGCGGTCGCCCCGGGCCCGGAGGGGAACGTCTCCGCCGGCACGATCACCTCCCTGGCCGGCACGGTGCCGGGCATCGAGACCGCCACGAACGCCGACCCCACCACCGGCGGCGCGGCAGCGGAGAGCGACTCGGCCCTCCGATACCGGACGATCCGATACACCCCGGGAGCCAAGGCAACCATCGGTGCGATTGAAAACGCCCTGTTGAGCGTATCCGGTGTTTCGAGCGTTTTGGTCGCAGAAAACCAGACGGACAACACGATCACGGCCACGGTGATCGGCGGCGACGACCCGGACATCATCGCCGCCCTCGAGGCAACCCGGGCGGCCGGGATCGCCGCGACGCATATCCGCCCGACACCCCGGACGGTCACAGTCTCGGTCGCCGCCCAGGCGATGGGCGACGCGAACCCGAGCGAAGTCCAGCTGGCGATCGAGGCCGCCCTGGCGGAATATTTCGCCGGCCTCAGCCTGGGCGCGGACGTCCAGTTCTCCGACGTCGTCGAGACCGTTCTGAGCGCGGCCGGCGTCGACTGGATCACCGCAATCTCGGCGACGGACGGCACGACGACTATCTCCGGGTTCGGGCAGCACATCACGATCGGGACGGGCGAGATGGCCGTCGGCGGAACCCACAGCATCACGGTGACGTGAGATGGACGGGACTGAACGAGCCGACCGGATGATGGACCGGCTGCCCTCAGCCTTCCGGCGCGGCCGGGAGACGGTAACCTATCGCACCCTGGCCGTCACCGCCGATGAGATGAATGCCCTGCAGGAGACCCTCGCCCGGGTCGTCGACGCCCACCACATCCTCCGGGCAACGGGAGCGAGCCTGGACGCCATCGGCGCCCTCTTCAGCTGCAGCCGGGAACTCTTCGAGACCGACGACGACTACCGGAGCCGGATCCTGGGGGCGCAGGCGCAGCGGCTGAGTTGCGGCACCGTCCAGGACATCAAGACGATCGTATCCCGGGTCACCGGCTGCCCGGCGGAGCAGGTCGAGATCCTCGAGCGGCAGGCCTACGACCCGGATGCATCGTTCAGGATCCGGCTGGCCGGCGAGAATACCCTCCCGTTCAGCCTGGCGATCCTCGAGGACCAGGTGAACCGCGGAAAGGCAGCCGGCGTGGCGTTCAACATCAACCAGACGACGATCGACCTCACCCCGCTCGACCTGGCCCTGGGAACCCGGCCGAGCACGATCATGGTCATCAATACCGGGAGCAGAGGCGGATGGGGCCTCTCGCCCTGGGGCACATACCCCTACGGCGGGAAATACCTGACCCTGGCGACCGGGCCGGCCCTCGTCACCCCATTTGAGCAGTAACCCCGACTTTCCTTTTTAACCGCCTCCGGCCGACCCCTCCGGCATGACAGGCGAAGCAATCGTTGACGACGGCCTGGCCGGGACGGCCGAACTGATCCGGGCGGCCTACGGCTGGATGAGCTTCGGCACCGGCACGACCGACCCGACCCGCCAGGACACCGCCCTCGAGACCGAGGTGCTCCGGAAGGCCGCCACGGTCACCCAGTCCGGCGCCGTGGTGACCTGGACCTGCACCGTCAACCCGGGCGAACTCAACACGATGATCACGGAGCTCGGCGTCCATAAGGCCGCCACCCCGACGGCCGGCGACATGTACCGCAGGGAGACCCGGGAGCCGGTTCTGATCGATTCGACCCACGGTTCGACGTTCCAGGTTCAGACGACGGTCGGGAGGAGCGCATAATGAGCACGACTCCAAACTACGGGCTATATCTCCCGGGACAGGGCAAGGTGGCCTGGGACGACAAGATGAACGGGAACCTGACCACGATCGACGCGACCCTACAGGCCCTGGCAGACATCGTCGAAGGCGCCGTTTACCAGATCAACAACGTGACCTACGTCGCGGCGAACGCCCGGTGGAACGGGAGCACCTGGAACCGGGTCAATACCGGAGCCCCGGCCGTCAGGCTGGCATTGAACTCGACGGCCGGCACCCTGGAGGTCGCCACCGCAGCCGCCGGCGCGAACCCGATCACCTGGACGATAACCCAGGCCTTCAGCGCGACCGGGCTGGATATGAAGAGCAAGAAGATCGCCAACCTCGGCGCCCCGGCGGCCTCGACCGACGCGGCCACGAAAGCGTATGTGGATGGGCTGATTGCGGCGCTGAAATTGTCGCAGATCGCGATTGACGCGAACAAGAACTGGGGTGGGAAGAGTATCACGAACGTTGGGGCAATCGAGGCAGATTTACTAAAAGGTAGGTTGTGCTCACGGGTTACCTTGTCCGATGACATAATCCTGTCTATACCCGGCCCGATTGCAGTTCCAACTGGATCTACGTCCGTAAAAATCAAGGAGATTACGCTCGGCCCAGAACATTATGGAACTAATAACCAATACCGGGTAAAGTATACTCACTCTTTGACTTCCAGCGGTTGGTCTATGAGCCACCTCAGAATTAACGATGTTAAAGTTACTCCCACTATTAAGGGAACAGAATCTTGCAGTTACGATGCCACAGGACTGAAGGCAGGGGATAAGATCCAGATTTGGACGCTATTAGGCACCACCAATCCCGGCTACTCCTCAAACAACGGATTTGGTAACATCACGAATTTCCAATTATGTGGGGTGGCTGAATTGGTTCATGACCCTCCTATAAATTCAGTAACATTATAAAATGGAAGCAGGTAGGGGGTATATATAGGGGTTACCAGCTACCTGCCTCGGTAAAAACTTTTGTCGCAGGAACAACCGCAGACCGGGTAGATTTAAACATGACTGGTTCCAAATCGAGGACGGATCAGGTATGCATACGATCGTATGCATAACCCCCGGCCCCACGCTCCCCCAAAAACCATTTTTTAAACAGCCGTTTTTCAAGAGCGACAGCGAGCGACGAAAACTGAGGGACAACCAGGAGAAAAGGTATGCATAAAATTGTCCCTGTCCCCCCCCGCCGGGAACCGGGGGAAACCGGGCAAGGTTCCGGGATCCCCGATCCCGACATTTTCAAGGTCCCTGTGTAAGATATATCGTTTTTCTTATATATATCTTCGGATCTAAAACCAACGGAGCCGCGCGATCGCTCTGATCGGTAAAATAATAAATCCGAACCACATACTCCTCAATCAGCAGAGACCTGATGGCCCGACCGACCAGGGCCCCCATCCCAGGACCAGAGAGGGGGGGGGACAGGGACATCATTATGCATATATGCATACCTCCGACGGGATACCAGGCCCGCGGCGGTGATCTGCATCCACATACGGAGGATCGGAAGTGGCTACGCAGCGAACCACATTAACCCTGCCGCCAGACTTGCTACGGCGGGCGAAACAGAACGGAATCACGAATATCTCGCAATTTTGCGCCCGCGCATTAGAGGCCTACCTCGACGGCGCCCGGGACCTGACGACCGTCACCACCCGGCTCCTGCAGGAAGACCTGAACCGCGCCGAAGCCGGGATCGTGGCGCAGCACCTCGACGTCGAGCAGACCCTCGCAGAGCAGGAGATCGAGCGCATCCTCGCCGACCACGTCGACCGGAACCGCAACCAGATCCTGCGGCACCTCGCCCGATACGGCAACGTCGGCCGCAAAGCGACTGAGCGCATCCGGGCCGACATATTCCAGGAGACCGGGACGGAGATCCCGCCGGCCCGCATCCGCGCAGCCCTGGCAGAGTTCAAACGCTGGGCCTGGGAGAGCGGCGAGATCCACTCCGCCCGCGCCCGGCTCCAGTATGACCTCGAATACCAGCGCCACGCCGAGACCGTCTACAAGCACCTCGTCACAAGCCGGGTGCGGCTCGCCCGGGCAATGCACGTCCGGGAGGAGCAGGACGAAGGGCTGACGTTTGAGTGGGCGCGTGAGATCGCTGCCGAACTCGAGGAGACCCGCGGCACCGTCCTCCACACCCCGACGATCGTCCGGGTCCTCGACCTCGTCGAGGAGCGAGAGCAGGACGTCGACCGGATCTGCAGGCTGAACGGATGGCCGACCCGGGCCGACCTCAAACTGGCCATACAGGAGGCCGAGATCCGGACCGCGGCCGAGGCCCTCGCCATGGGCGGCACCCTCATCTACCGCCCGGACGACAAGATCCCGACCGCGATCAAGGATCTATTTCCCGACCGAATCCGGATCATGAGCGCCGAGGACGAACTCCGGGAGCGGATCAGCGCCCCGACCCCCGTCACGGAATAGGCAGGGATCCTCGATGACTGAGACGAACCAGAACGAGCGGATAGCCTCGCTCCTCGCCGGCGCCCATCCGAGCCGGGCGGTCCTCGACCGCATCCCCAAGGCCGACCGAACCTACCGCTGCCGTTTATGCCTGACCACCGGGATCCCCCACCAGGCCCTCGTCGACGGGGAGGCCTGCCCGGTCTGCGGCGAGACCACCGGCCTCGAGATCCGGTGCCCGCTAGATCACCCCTGCCCCCACGACGTCGTCGAGCGGATCGCCTATTGCCCCCTCTGCGGCGAACCCGTCTGCCCGACCTGCGGCGGCCACGACGTGATGCAGATCAGCCGGGTCACCGGCTACCTCCAGGACGTCGCCGGCTGGAACGCCGGCAAGCAGCAGGAGTTGAAAGACCGGCAGCGATACGAGGTGGCCTGATGGCCGCCCAACCCACGAACGAGACCCTCCGGGCCGTCGTGAAACTGGCCGTGCAACGGTATTACCAGGGCGCCACTTGCCTGGGCCGGCTGACCCTCTACGACCGGATCGTCGACGACCCCGACCTCCGGCGGTATTTCCCCGACGACCTGATCGCGCGCCGGCCCGTCATGCAGGCCCGGATCTCCGTGGCGCTCCGGTATTACGGCTGCATGAAACGCGGCGCACAGAATCGGACGAAGACCACCGACCTCCACCCCCGGATTTTTGAGCCCCTCACGGAGGAGGAACGGGGCTGGCTCCAGGGGGCGGTCGCGTGACCCCCGACGACATCCAGATCCCCCGGGCGATGCCCCTCGGGATCCGATACCGGTCGGCCGTAAAACTGGCCGTCCAGAAACACCGTCCGGACGCCACGGTGATCGGGATCGGCTACCTCGGCGCCGACATGCTCGCCGACCCGGAGATCGGCCCCCTCTTCGACCCGCGGCACACCAGCCGCACCCTGCTCCTCCGGACGATCAGCTGGGCGCTCAAACGATACGCCGCCGGGAAGTGCGGCCCGGCCGGCGACACGAAAGGATACGCGCTCGACCCCCGGATCTTCGAGCCCCTCACCCCGCTTGAACGGATCGAACTCTGGCACCTCGGGTGGGAGGGAGGAGGGCCGGCCGGCCCGGTCGACCACCAGGACGTCGTCGCCGCCCGCCTTCACCTCGAAGCCGGGAACAGCATCCCGGCGATCGCTCGGTATCAGCGTCGGGACCCGGAGGAGATCGCCGGCCGCCTCCGGGCCCTCCTCCGATTCAATCCGACAAATTAATATTATTAGGGCGCCGATGGGTGACTGTAGGAGCCTGACCCGCTCCGCACGAGGAACAGACATGACCTACGAGAGTGTGCCCCGGATAGAGGTTATCTACCGGATCCCAGGCCAGGACGCGACGGTCTCCGAGACCGTCCCGGAACACCGGATGGAACAGAGAATCAGAACTCTTCTCAAGCACGGACGCAAGATCGAAGAGATCGCCGGTCAGCGCATCGCCGATCCCGTCCCTGCGGCGCCCCGCTGCGTCGCCCCGATCCTGGAGGTATGAGATGGCCCCGATCCCGGGAGCAAAGCAGCGGAACCGGAGCCCGGCCCTGACCCGCGGCCGAGCTTCCCCCGACATCGTCCACAGCCGCCCGGTCTACCCGGCTGTGCTCCGGTTCGAGCAGGAGGCCGGGGCCCGGGTCACGATCGCCGAAGGGCGCTACCTCTGGCGGCTCGACATCATCTACCACAGCCGCACCACGACCGACCCGGAGACCTACGTCTCCTACCAGGCCCCGGCCGCCCCCGGCCGCATCCCGACGACCGTCGTCCGGACGAACGGCCGGGAACATCAGTCCTACCTGGAGCAGGTGCCGGAGGGCACCGGAACGATTGACGAATGGGTGGCGGAGATCCTCGGCATCGAGCGCCGCCATCTGAAACCCGAAACCACTGAGGAAACAGCATGAACGGACAGAACCAGAAACCGCCGCTTCCGCCGGCGGGATACGCAGAGCGGTCCAGGGGAGGCGACCTCTTCCTCCGGATCCGGCACGAGAACCGATCCCCGATCGACGCCTGGGTCCCGAACGCTGAGATCGAGGCCGTGCTCGAGAAGGGCACCATGGCCTCGCTCTACCGGCAGGCCCCTGACGGCCGGCTCGTCGATAGCGGCACCATCGCACTAACCATGAGCGGGAAAGGCCTGCTCGTCAAACTCCAGCCGGAGGGCGGCGAATACACCCTCCCGCTCGGCCGGGTCGAGAGAGTCCTGGCCGGCCGGATCAAGGCCGCCCCGATCGCCGAACTCCCCCTGCGCCGGCCCGCGCCCGGGCCCCGGAACGACGCCGACATGGCGAGGTCGTATTGAGGAGGGACAGACGATGAAGATCACCGCACATATCAGGATGCTCGATTCGGGCCGGTTCGAGGCGAAATGCAAGACCCTCCCCGGCTGCCCCGTCATCGAGGCCCGGACGTTCCCGCAGGCCCTCCAGGATCTGCAGGAGGCGATTCACGACGAATTTATCGAGCAGTTCTACGCCGGCACCGACCCGGGACAGATCGAGATCGAGGCGACCGCCCTGACGGCCGCCCTGACGGCCGCCCTGACGTTCACCCTCGACCGGGAGATCAATCACTCGATCTTTGATTTCGGCACCCCCAGGGCGGAGGAGAAGGGCCTGGAGCCCATCGAGCCCCGGGCCCTGCCGGAGAGCACCCGGACGGAAGGATGGGCGCCGGCGCTGGAAGGCCCGACCTACCACTACTACCTCGGCGACATACCCCTCTGCGGCTGCGCGGAGGCTCGCGGCGGCCCGCATGAGTGCGAAGCCCCGGCAGGGATCCCGCCCTTCGGCAGCCCGGCCTGCAGGGAGTGCCTGGCCGCCCTGGAGTTTGCGAAGGTGCATGGAGACCCGGAGGAGGTAGACGAAATCGAGACCGAAGGATGGGCCCCGACAGTCGTCCGGCCGGAAGTCTGGCATTATTTCCGGGACGGCGAACCCGTCTGCGGGTTCGACGACCTGCCTCGCACTCACCCACAGGCCATGCCCCCGCTGCACGGAGCATGCCCGGCCTGCATCGAGGTCCTCCACAAGGAAGAGCTGCCGCCGATCCCCGGGCATGAAGAGGACCACTCGGAGACCCCGGAGGAGGAGCCCGCCCCGCCCCGGAGGATGATCCTCGGATGGGGCCGCATATACCGCCACGATGGCTACGGCCCCTATCATGCCCTCGACCTGGACGGGATGGCCGTCTGCGGCCGCATGAAAACCCCGATCGACGTATCGACAGACCACCCGGAAGAAGGGGAGCGGGTCTGCAAGATTTGTTGGGGCCTGGTCGCCGGCAAGGCCGACGTCGTCGACAGCGAAGAGGAGGAGGTGCTGGAGGAATGAACCTCCACGGCCCCCCCCTCGGCCCGAACGAGGCCGTCGAGATGGTGCTGGACATTTACCAGCTGATCGACGGCCTCGAGAGCCACCCGTCGAACGAAGGCCGGCGGAAGGCCATCAACCAACTCCACGACGCCATGGCCCTCGGGAAACAGATGGCTGAAGCCCTGGCGGCCGACGCATCCGGATCCCAGGAGACCGCCCGGAACCTGTTTTCGCAGATCCTGGCCACTGTCCAGGAGTCCGCCGCCACGCTCGCGGACGCGGCACCCCCCGCCCCCCGGATGGTCACAGGAGTGGTCACCACCGACCCCGCGACCGGCGGATTCCGAGTCATGTCCCCTAACCTCCCGGTGATCGGGCGAGGCCCGACCCCGGACGCCGCCATCCAGGACTTCTCCACCCGGGCGGAGGAACTTATCCGGCAGGGAGGGAAACCCGCATGAGCGACGCACCGACCCCTACCCAGGATCCGAAATTCGATCCCATCGCGCAGGCCCTCCGGGACGCCCTCGCGGTGCTGGACAGCACCCTGCCGATTTGCGAGACAATGCCCGGTGAAGATTACGTCTGCTCCGGATGCCCCGCCGAAGAAGGGGATCACTGCGTCATACAGGAGATCCGGGACCGTTTGATCCCCCTGGTGCACCGGGAGGGATCCTGATGGCCGGCACCCCCGACCCCCGGCTCCGATACCGGCCGGGCGATATCGTCCCGATCATAGATGCGGACGACAACCGGCCGGCCGGCTACATCCGGATCACCCAGGTCCGGACCGAACCCCTCGGCGCCATGACGGAAGCCGACGCCCGGGAAGAGGGATTCCTCGGTATCCCCCATTTATTCCAGCGCTGGTGGACCCGCCACATCGGGCCCTGGCAGGCCGACCGGGAAGTCGTCGTCCTCGAGTTCGAACGGACCGACGAAGAGATCCCGACCGCCCCCCCGCTGTGGTTCAAACCTCGTTTTATCCGGGCGATCCTGGACGGCGAGAAAACGCAGACCCGGCGCGACTGGCTGAACGATGAACCTAAAAACATAGGGATCCAACAGGGACCCGCAGACACCCATCTGACCACAAACGGAGCACAGACATGAAATTACCAGAACCCACCCAGGCCGACCCGACCCCACTCGAGACCAGAGTGCTCGCGGTCGCCGACGCCCTGGCCAAGTTATCCCTGCCGAAGAGCAGAGAGATCCTCGGCCCGCTCGACGTACCGACCGACTACCCCCTCAACCGGGCATACCGGGACATGGATCTCCTGCAGGAGGCCAACCGGACCGGCCTGATCAGCGACCAGGACCTCCGGACGATGCTCTTCATCGGCAGCCGGATGCTGCATCGAGGAGCAGCCACCCCGCAGCGCCTCGTATTCCTGGAGACCTGCCACGTCCTGCGCGGCGAGGAGGAGGCCGAAACGATCCGGGCCGTAATCGAGCAGATCGTATCTCCTGCGCCGCCGGAGAAGAAAGGGAAGAAGAAGGTGATCCCTTGACCGACGCGGTCAAGACCGGCACGGTCACCTCCCCCTACTCCCCCGACCTCCGGGCGATCGGCATCGGCGGCACGGCCTACAAAGTCCCGGACTACGTCGAGCCCTACGCCCAAAAGGTCCGGGCCGGCGACACCGTCAGCTACAAGCACGACGGCGCCTCACTCCTCCGGATCGCCCGGGAGGAGCCGAACTCCACCTACCAACGTTCCTACCCCAGCCCCCCCCCTGCACCGGCGCGGCCCGCACCGAAGAAGGTGGCCCCGGAAGACCTGCCCTGGAACCGGGCGGCGAAGACCTCCCCGGCGGAGGAGCAAGTGCAAGAGCCTGCATCCGGGAACGATAAACAGGCCATGAGCGTCGAGAAGGCCGATGCCCTCGCCGCCGTCGTCGAGACTACCGCCGCCAAAGTTCAGGATCCCCCGCTCAGGCCGCCGATGCTGGCGACGGATCTCCGGGAGCACCGGATCTACTGGAACGGCCTCCTCAACACCGCCATCGCCACGATCACCATACGAAACCCGGTGGGCGTCTCAGTTGACACCCTGTCCGACACCGTGATCGAGACCGCCCGGAAGTACGACAAGTTCATCCGCACCCAGGCGAT